TTGTTAAAGCTGATCCAAAACGTTCGAATTGAGTAGAGTTTAAAGTTCCAAAAGAACGGTTTAACTCACCAAGGGAAGACGCTAGAGCGTTTACATTTTCACCAGTAGCGCCACTTAGAAGAATAGACGCTTTAGAAAGCTTTTCTAATTCTTGTGGAGCTTTTTGCCCTAATTTGGTAAAACTCTCGTATAAACCAATAACTTCGCCACGTGATACCGGAAACTTTTTAGATATATCTGTAATAGATTTACCTAATTTGTCTACACTTTCTCCAGCATAAGCTGCAGTACCTTTAAGCGCAAAAAGTTGCTTGTCATAATCAGCAGCAGTCTTTGCTGCAGCTGCAATAGCTACTAAAGCTGCGCCACCACCAAATATTAGGCGCTTTCCTATTTTACTAGTTATACCATCAAGACTACGACCCAAGGAACCAACAGCTTCATTAAGCTTACTGGTTTCTTGAGTCGCAGCTTGGACACTTTGTTGATATTGAGTTGTATCGGCAGATACGACAATCTGAGCATTAGTTTGCTCGTCAGTCGCCATCTGGTTCCTCCATAGCTTGTTGCGAGGCTACAAGTCGTTGAGCGTGTTCTACACCACCTGTGGGCTTTAGGTTTATTGATGTACCAGGTAATCCTTTACCTGACTCTTCCTGCGCTATATCTTTATAATAGCAACCCCAGCAAATGTCTTCTACTGGTTCGTATGCTCGCTTATCTTCGTCCCATTCCCAAGGTGCTGTACCGCACATTTGGCAACGAGAATTTTTCTCCATATTGTAGGCAATAGCTTTTTCTCTATCATCACTATCCCATTCCATAAACTCTGAATGTGGTATGCCATGTTCGCTACAATAACTCATTTCGAGCCAGAACTGAGAGTCGTACCTCAGCCTAGCTCTGAAGTAGGGACCGCTTTCAGACCTCTGCTGCAGATCTCCACTGCAGCCACAAACAGGTCCATAGTTTCCCCACGGTTCCAATCAGGAGAATTCCAGATCTCTGACCATTCCTTAGCAGACATTTCTGGTTCAATGCATACTTTAGACATTAATTCAGGGGCGAATCTGTTAATATCGTAACTAGATCCTTCAGCTTTTTGCTCAATAGTTGGAGGGAACTTGGTCAGCAAACGATCATAATCTTGCGTACCAATAGCTCTAAACACCAACGTAACTTCAACGGGCTTACCATCCTCACCGGACAGTTCGAAGACTATTTCCCGTTGAGCTCTTTTCTTGTTTCTCAATAATGAGAGAGTTGTTGCTTTGGAATCAGCACGCTGGGCAGCACGTGCTTCAACCGTAGTTCCTTCAGTCGCCTTGGGCATTGACGATTCCTTTCAATTATGCGACAGTTGCCGCGCTTTCAGCTGGTGCAGCGGTTACTGCGCAATTCACAGTGAAGGTCATCACTGCGTTGTTAGCCATGTTAGTCATAGCTCTTGAGGTGACGGTCACAGGCCACACTTCGCACTTGTTAGTAGCGACGTTAGGTTCCTTGTAGGTACCTCCACCACCAAAGCGAGAAATAATAAACCAGCCGTTGGTGGTGCGAGCCAACGCGGCCCACGCACTGTCGGTAGTTGAATCACGGTAAAAGTCACCCGTGAAGGTGGCCTGAGACGTACCAACTATAGTGGTTTCAAACAAAGTGTCAAACGACGGGGTGGGAACAGTGTTACCCTGAGCGCTTGCGTTAAGGCTAATAACAAAAGGTGTTAAGTTAATGGCAGCATTAACTTGAGCTACTGTTGGTGCCGTAATAGTGGAAATTGTACCAGTAGTAGATGGATAAAAACCTATCCATGTATTAGCATTAGGAATAATCCTAGCCATAATATCTCCTTAAGGAACGTGAGTCTTCGTATAACTATAATGACAGACCTGTAAAGTCTCTTTACTCTTCTTCGTACTCGTTTTCTTCTTCTTCTTCTATATCAAAGAAGTCTTCTTCTATAGCTTCGATTTCTTCTTCCGTATTTGGTTGTACTTCTTGAGTTGCATCTAAAGCATTTAACATCGCAATAACCTTTTCATGGTTTGCTACTAAATCAAAAACGGGAACTACTTCTTCAGGTTGAATCATTACATCTCCTTGGATATCCATATTTCGTATGTATCTAATTGTAAATAGTACGGTAAATCTGCTGTATTAACAGATTGTACTGAACCTACATTGGAAACTCTTACTTGTTGTACTAAATAGTTATTCTCTAATACTAATCTAATACTAGTCATTTTTTCAATAGCGTTCCTCATACTATCGGCTACAAGCTCAGTTTGGTCTACACTCACGCCATATGAAGCTAAAGTATATGTACAACGCCAATCGTTTTCATCCCTGCTATATCCACCAGTATTTAGTACCGAGGCTGATCCAGGGGCTAAAATGGCAAAAGGTCTAAATTTAGTACTTTGTGTGTTAGTACTTTTGGAGTTCCAACCAACGTTTGGGGGTATATCAATTAACCCAACAGGGGCTATTCCTTCAGCTACCTGTTGGACTTTTTTAGTAAGTAGTCTTCTTTCAAAAGCCATTAATTGATATTTCCTTTAGCTATTAATAAAGCCCCGCTTTTAGTTAATTCTTCTACTTTATCGCCTAGAGCTTGTTCTAACGCTGGTCTCATATATGGTTGAGCTTTAATTCCAGGGTGCATAACAGACTTAGCATACACCCATTTTCCATCTATTTTGAAGTGCAATACTCCACCAGGTTTACGCGGACTTATTTTATAAGGCCCTTTTGTACCAAATTCTAAGTATTTGCCGTATGGTACAGATGGTTCAATTATGGCTTTAGTACTAGATTCATATCTGACTTGGATAGAATTAGCCAAAGTTCCGGTTTTTCTAGGGGCTAAAGCTGTTGCATTTACCTTAACTTGCTCAGCTACTTTTGATACTAGCATGGCAGCAGCTCTATCTATACCCTCAGAAGCCCCTGAGAGGTTGTTTAAGAGGCTTGTAAGGTCAGCCTGACCCGCTACCCCCATGAGCGGTTCTCATCCAGCATAACGCCCGTTAAACGCCTTGTAGCCATAATTGATCCTCCAGCAGTGACTCCAGTGATCCTAAAAGCCCTATTTACCAGATCTTGGTCTTCTGGGCAGGATAAAATTTCGCACACATTATCCACATTAGGGATAAGTTCAGTATCCCAAGGTATAGAGATATTGATAGATTTAGTAGCAAAATCGGCATTTTCACCAATAGAAAAATTACCAGACTGACTAGCTCCCCATATACGAGCTGGTCCTTCATATATATATTCAATAGGTGCTTGAACAGTAGCATAACCATCAGTCAAATCAGGGGCAAAAACTTCTGATGGTTTTACTATAGAGACAACGGAGTCCATGTGGATTTCAGCAGACTCTTTAGCGTACTGCTTAGACCACGCTCCTATTGGCCTAGCCATTTAATGTCCGTAGTAATAGTTGTAATATGACGCGTATCCCCGTGGTGGGGGCTGTGTTCCTGCGTCAGGATTATCGTCCATACCAACAGAAAATGACAATGGCTTGATTGAATCGTCGTATGCCAAATCCCAGATTTTAGAAGCAAACTCAACACTAGAAGAAGCGCTAACTTCTCTAATGTATTGCTTTCTAAGTTGCTCAGCCAAAGTTTGGTATTTTTGCTGTAATGCTTCTGCACCAACACTGACACCATCTGCTGAAGTAGATATTTCTCTAGCAAACTTAGAAGCTACTATTTCAGCACAAACAGCTGCTACATATATTAAAGAATTAGAAAGCGGAAACCACTGAGTTATAAGGAACTGTATTTCTTCGTCCTGAAGTAAAACATCCGTAGATACTGTATCTTGGATATAAAATCTTACCGAGTTTACTTGACTATCAGTAGGATCGCCAGTATATGAAAAAGACATTGCTTCTCCTATCTATACATTAATACTACTGGTACTGTCTATTTTCTCTACTTATTTTTTTATAAGACTTAGTTCCTAACAATGTAGAACCTGCAGTGCTTCCCGCACCCCATGCTCCAGCTTGGGCGTAATTTTTAAGAGCTGAACCTTCTACCTGTATTGGTTTAGCCCGTAATCCTTTAGGCTGCACACCATTAGGAATTAACGCTTTAGAGTTACCCCACAATTTGTTACCACCTTTACCTTGCAAAAATTTAGGGGCATTTACAACCCTTTTTACAGGTATTCTTCTAATTAAAGGCGCAGCTAAAGCTGCTCCAACTGCACCACCTGTTATACCACCAGCAGTAATAGCGCCAAAGTTTCTAGAAGCGTTTTTTAATTTTTTACCTGGTGGGGAGTATTCATAAGATCTAACAGTACTTCCAGGAATAATTGCAGCTAAAGAATCTGGCACAGTAGGAGGACCTACTCTACGCTCTCTATCAGCTTTGCTAATAGAGCCGTGATCTACGCCAAATGCACTAAGCATGGCTTATTACTTTGACTCTGAAGTAGCTTTTTTAACCGGAGCAGGAGTTGCTTTCTTGACAGGAACTGCAGCCTTCTTAACGGCCACAGGAGCTTCAGGAGTGGTCTTAGCAGCAACTGCACCAGTGTTACGCTTAAATTCATCAAAGTGAATAGCGCTACCAGCGATAACGTGTGTAAGCCAACCGCGCGAACTTAGATCTTCATCGGTCACAATAAGACCAGAATCAACCATACGCTCAAGCACATTGAGGGCATTAACATCTTCAAGTTTCATAATATCGCCACGGTTGTAATCAGTACCGTTGCAGATAAAAGATCCGTTTGCATAAAATGGCATTAGTATCTCCTTATGAGTTAGGGGGCCAGAAACCTATATGGAAACTGGCCCCCTTTCTCTATATTAATTAGATAACGTCGGAAGCAAAGATTCCCATGTCAGCAGAAACAAGCTTCTGGTCATAGGTCATTTCGCCTTCGATTCTGTCAGACTTAATAAGTTCCTGACGGAATGTGGAGACCTTGATACCGTTTCCATTACCACCCTGGTAACCGCTCCAAACGAACGTGTAACCAGCAGAAGGCGTGAGCAAGGACGGTCCAGTAGGAGCGTAACCAAGCAACAAGCTCTTCTGGGTTGCAGCCGTAGCAGCTTCCGAAGAAGTAAGGTACTTGTATCCAGCAGCAGCATCTTGGTCCTCAACGTCGTTGAGTTCAGGAGCTGCATCAATTGGAGGAGTCGTGTCGGAGGCCAAAGTTGCCTTGGTTGCCCAAGCAACATAGATCTTACCAACACCAAGGAGGCTCGCAATGAGATCCTCAGTAATGACACCACGCTGGGTGTAGCGAATACGGTCAAGGATATCCTTGTTGGCCTTCAGCGCATTCATAACCTGCGGAGCAACAACCATGAAGTTAGGAGCATATCCGTTAATCTCACGGAAGTTCATAATCCAGGTGTTAACATCTTGAACAGGGTTTGAAGCAGTGTCTGACCACTTGACGAAGTTAGTAGTACCAACATAGTTAGTACCCCAAACACCAGTCTTCATGTAGGTGTTTACCCAGTCAAGGTCGCGCTTCAGCAACAGTTGGTTAGTGATGAACTTGGTTGCATCCGAGTCAAGGCTGAAGTTAGAGTCAGCGTTGGCACGAAGCTGGTCATCAATATCCTTGTGAACAGCATAGACGTGAGCAAAGTACGAATCGGTCGTGGTCTTCCAACCAGTTCCCTTCGACTCCGTGCTAGGAGCACGACGCTCAACGTCAGTTTTACGCCAGTCAGACTTGCTGTACTTCCAGTACAGGTCAGACTGCTTAGCAACATTGACCTTCGGGAACACTTTGTCCGCGATGTAAAGGTCAGTGCTTTGGATGTAAGCAATACTGACGTTAGTTAAAGGAGCATTAACGTGCAGATCGCTCTGTGTGGGGTTCGGCATTGTCTATCCTCCTTATGAAATTCTTAGTGCGACAGGAACAATTGCTCCAGTAGCACCAGCTTTGAGTGCGACACCAACAACTATGCCAGCAGCAAGATCAGTTGCAAGGGTTCCAACAGGAATAATAGCTCCGGTTGAAGAAACCTTAACAGCGTCACCAGCAGCAACAGCAGTAGCTCCAACAACAGCTCGGCTAATTCCGCCAGTAGCAATAGTAGCTGCAGCGCCAGCAACCTGTGGCTTGTTCTGAAGAACACCAATGATGACTTCAGAGGTTCCACTTGCTCCCAATGCGGCATTTCCTGAAGAGTCTACCTTCACGAAATGGTATTGCTTTCCTCCATGATCTGATCCAGTAGCAGTGTCAACACCGGAAACACCAGTCTTAGACGCAATACCAGAAGCAGCAGGAAGGGTAATAGTTACTAGATTCTCATCATATGCCATTTTGGTTCCCTCCCTTTATCGTGAGTAGCGAGTAGCTAAGTACTCGTCGTAGGCGGCAGGATTGAGTTCGAAGATCTTTTCAATGGCCTCAGCCTTTGAAATTTCTTCGTCGTTGCCAAATGCCTTGGAAACAGCTTCCTCAGCAAAATAGTCAACTTCATTGAAAATGTCGTTGTTGGAACCAGAACCCTGGACACCAACCTCGGCATAAATCATTTCACCAGCAGAGCTGAGTGCCTTGTGGATAACGGCGCAGTCTTCGTAGCTCAAGTTTTCTGCACAACGCTTCAAGACTGGACCCAATTCGTCCTCATCAATCGGCACGTTGTACTGCTTGGCAACTTCAGAATACTCGCGCTCTAAACGCAAGTCGCGCTCAGCCTTAGCAATCTCAACTGCTTGGTTTGCACGGTAGTCGGCAGCAGCAATTTCGTCTGCAGCCTTAGCAATAAGAGCATCGCGGTCAGTGGAGTCAAGAGCCTTAGACAGCTCCTCACGTACCTGGTCCGCAAAGGTGTAGCTCTTACCGACGCTGATGAGTTCTG